TCACACAGGCTTCGGTGCCAAACAGGCCCATCTCGCCGTAGCCGGACTTCGCTGCGCCGTAGAAGTTGGTCCGAGCAAGGAATGCGTAGAGCCGGCGCTCCACTTCGGAGAGCCAGTCCCGCACCCCGTCCTGCTCGGTCAGGTCCTCTTCCTTGAGGGTGAGGTTGAACCAGGGGCGCGAAGCCGAAGTCAGACCGCTGGTCATGCCATTGGTCAGGGTGCGGAAGGCTTCAATGCCGTGCGGATCGAGCAGGCGGGAATTGCGGGTCCTGCGCTTGGTGCCCTTGTCCCGCTCCTTGGTCATGAAGCGGCTGCGCGCAGGCTGGGCGAAACGCGCGATGTCGTTCCACTCGTCCTGATAGTCCTCGCGGATGGTCTTCATCCCGGCGAGGCGCCGTTCGAGGCGTTGGCGCAGCGTGTCGGCCATCTCAGCCGAGGGTCGGCTTCGACACGGTAGGCGAGCCGAGGACGCCTTGCGGCGAGGTAATCAGGCCCGCGAGAATGGCGCGGCGAAACTTGGAGCTGATCCCGGCATTGTCGGCGGCGCCTTGGTCGGGAAGCTTGGCCGCCTGCCGTTCAGGAACCGATGGGACCGATGGTGCGGACATGCACATTAGCGACCTCCCAGGGTGAGAGCGAGGAAACCGGCAGCGAGGATGAAGCTGAGGCCGAGGTGGAAGGTATTCAGTTCGACGAACTCGAACTCCTCCCGGGTCATCTGCCGCTTCAGGGCATCGACGTAGACCCAGAGGTACATGCCGCCGGAGTAGAGTGCGGCCAGCGCCAGCGCGATTTGGATAAGGATGAGCAAACCTACCTCCTGTGGTTGGAGGCGGTTCTATGGCGGCCGGGTTGTGGCTTGAATCGCGGGCAAAGGAAGGCCCCGGAGCCGTGTGAGCGCCGGGGCCGGAAAGTCTTGGGAGAGGATGCCTGAAAGGCGAGGCTGGGTTAGGCGGGATCGGTGAGCGGTTGAATCGCGCTAATTGTCCGGGTTCTGTACCTGCCACAGCAGTTCCGCCGCCAAGCCGACGCGGCCGAAATACGGGTATGACCCGCCTTCCACCCTTCGCACCCGACCAGAGAAGCCCTCAATGTTCGTGCCCATCACGATCATGACGTGATCTGGATCAAGCTCGCCAGCCTCGATCATGGCGATAGCGGCGCGCAGGGCGTCTACCGGCCGCGTCTCGTGAGCATAGTCAGCCTTGCGGAACCGCGCGAGCGAGACTTCGTCCACCACCCTAAATCTCCTCGTACCGGTCCCGCGCGCCCGCCTCAGGCAGCTCCGCAGGAAGGAATACGGCATCGTTCTCGGCGAAGCGTCTCCGCAGTGCCGGCTCGTTACGCCTGATCCAATGCCGGTCATGCCCGGCCTTGATCAGGGCCCTGGCATACATCTCGAACGGATCAGGTATCGAGTTCACTGTAGCGGTCTCCCGATCTGGCCTGCGAAGCAAGCTCCTCGTACTCCTGCACCTTCATCGTCGCGATGTTGGCCAGGCAACAGGCGTCGCCATCGTCTGGCGAGTGGCCGAGCGCCTTTTTCTGCTGGTCCTTGGGCATGATGAAGATACCCGCCGGTCGCAGTTCCCACTTGTAGCTGGCTAGGTCGCGGCGGAGGCGAGGGTCCTTGGGCAGCGCAACCGGATTGGCGCTCTGCGGGTCGAGCGCTTCCCGCATGCGCCAGATCACCTCGGCGCGCGTGTTCGCGAACTTGAGCTTTCCGTCGCTCGTCCGCTCGATCGACCGTGTGGCGAAGTTTACCGGCACCGTCTGCACGTCGTTCGCCGTGAGGAAGTTGACGCACGAGAGACCCCAGCCGATTACGTCGGCATGGACCACGGCCCGGTCCTTGCGGGCCATGATCACATGCCCCGCAGCGATGGGTCCGGCTTTCTCCTGCGGGATTTCCCGGCCCGGAATGCGGATGGGCTGATCGAACCAGGTGCCATGGCGGGGGTAGATGACCATGTTATCGCTACCGCCTGCCGCCGGATCGACGCCGAGGCTATCCATGGTTCCTTTCGCGTCTCGCGGGCGCCAGCGCTCCATCGCCAGATCGATCCATGCGGTCGGGATGACCTGCCACGGATCGTCCTCGACGCCAGCGCCGAAGTTCCCTTCCAGCATTTGCGAGCGCAGAGGCTCGGGCAGACTCTGGAGGGTCTGGATATAGCCGGAGCGAACGTAGAAGTAGTTGTCCGTGATCCGGCTTGGGATGAAGGTTCGCGAACGCGGGATGATGATCTTCTCGGGCGAGAACTCTGCCGGGTCGAAGTCGTAAACCGGCTCGCCACGGAACAGCACGAAGGGCTCGTCATTCGCGCATTCCATATCCTTGCCGGCGATGGTCGTGAACCAGCGCAGTTCACCGGGCTTCGCTGGGTTCGGGTGGCGGTCGTCCAGCCACGGCCCAAAGAAGTCGATGACCCAGCGGCCCTCTGCCGTCGTGGGCGGATTGAAGGTCATCAGCACGCGGCAGCGCTGCTGGGGATCGTTGGAGCGCGTCCAACCCATCGTGAACCGGACCTGAGCTTCGCGCTGCTCCGTCACTTCGTCATAGGCCTTGAAGTCGTGCGGTCGCCCCTGCCACTTCTGATGATCGGTCGGATTGTCGAGACCGGCGAACTCAATCAGCCGGTCACCGACGCGCCAGGCGGATTTCTGGCTGTTGTACCCGTTGCTGTGGCCGAGGATCTCGGTGAGGCGCTGGACGATACCCTCGGTTTGCGTCTTCTCGCGGCGAAAGATTGCGCTGCGCTTATGTTCCGTCAGCGCAAGCCCTGCGATCAGGTCCGACTTTCCCCCGCCGGCCGCGCCGCCGTAGCCGGTGATGAACGCCCGGCAGTCCGCCGCTTCCGACTGCCGGCCGATCTGCGGGCGCCAGATGTGGTGCGCCAAGTCGGCCTCCAGCAGGGCGTCAATCTCTGCCCGCTGCGCCGGGGTGGCCAGCGCGTAAATGCGCTCCCATTCCTCAGGCGTCGTCGGGACTGACATCCTCACCCTTCCTGACCTCGGCAACAATGGCCGCCAGACGCGTGAATTTAGCTACCTCGTCCATGGGGATTTTCTCACCGTCGGCATCAGCGTGCTTGAGCGTGGTGCTGTCCCCGTACCGTTTCGGCGCGAGCTTGGCGGCCCGCCACTTATAGGCTTCGATCTTCACCCGCGCGGCCTGCGGATCGCCGTTCGCTTCAGCAGCAGCATCGAGGATTTTGTCGTCCATAACCTCTGCTTGTGCTTCCCGCGCGCGCACATACTCTGTGCCGAAATCGTGGTTCTCAGCTGCCCATCGCATGACCGTGCGCAATCCCGGCATGGCCGGATCGGCGCATATCGTTACGAGGCTATCACCTGTGGCCAGCCGGTCGCAGATCGCCTCGGCGAGCTCGGGGCTGTAAATCGTAGGGCGCCCACGTTTCGCACGGGGCGCGTTCGGCTTGGGCATCAGCGCAACCTCGTCTTGTACGGCTTCCGATCAGTCGGAGCCGGGGTCCGTGAACCTGCGCCCCGAGGCACATGCGGCCGCTCGATGTGCATGGCCTCCGAACGCTTGGTCCATTTCCCTGTAGCCACGATCTGTACCTCCCTGAATCGCTGGTAGCGTTTGACGACGATGAGCCCCTTTTCTTCGAGGCGGCGGATGTACTTGGGCACCGTGCTCCCCGAGCTGCACCCGAACAGCATTTCGATGTCGAGGTTGATAGGGCAGGGCAGACCGCCCTCCGCCGCGTTGTAGAGCGCGTCGTAGGCGATCATCTCCCATGGCGAGAGTTGCGGCAGTGCGCCCGCGTCCCCAGTATTCGACCCCGTCATTTTCGACCCCTTTTACCCCCGGCCACCGGCAACTTCGGGGGCCACAGTCCTTCATTTCCCCACTGAAATCTTAGCATTTTCAGCCGTCGGATGCCACGCGAACACGTCGCTGTCCTGCCTCCGCTCCGTGAAGCCGAAGCGGCGGAGTTCCCGCGTTTCGGTGAATAACCGCCCGATGGAGGTTTGCGCACGCGGCGCGTCGGCCCACGGGCTGATGTCGAGCGATACGCCGTAGCGCCATTCATGCAGATCTGCCGGCAGGTCGCCCGGGCGGTTCTTCGCAATGGTCGCACCTTGCTGGACACCCCGCCGATAGGACCGCTCCGAGACCCGGGCCAGTACCGTGAGGATAGTCAGCCGCTGGGCGTCCGATAGCGAGCGCAGCAACTCCTCGTCGATCCCATCGAGCGGGCACATCACGACCGCCTCTCCCGCTGTAGGAACTATAGAAGGAATAGAACCCCCTTCCTCTACACTCGGCATTTTGGCCTCCTTTTCAGCAAAATATGAAGAAATTATATATAAAAAACAATAGGTTGCCCTTCTCACATCCTCTGTCGGAAGTAAGCTGTTTCGGTCAGAAATGGGAAACTGTAGAAGCGTTGTAGAATGCTCCCTTCTATAGTTACGGGCTGCCCTTGGGGG